TCTTGGAAAGATTTCAGTACTTTTTTCGGTAGAAGTAGCACCGGTATTAACAGATTCGGTTCTAGTTTTAAACTGGTGGAAAGTTCCAGAATCATTAATTCCGTCATAAGCACCTACGGGAATCTTAGAACCAGAAGTAGATACTGTACCAAGGTCAACTACAGCAAGGTCACCAAACTGAGAATTCGGAAGAATTCCCATGAATTTATCCTTATTCCAATTAGCATAACGAAGAGAAAACAGGTTATCTCGTTTCCAATAATCATTAGTAGGAGGAATTATAGAAGAAATACCTGAAGAACCAAAAAGATTACCAGAACCGGTATACCAATCAAAATTATAGGAAGTAGGGTCTGCGTTTTCCCATTGAGACCAACGGAAAAAATCCTGATAAATCTTTTGATAAGCAGCAAGCGGGAAAAGATTAACAGCAAGGTTTACATTGTACGCTTGAGAATATGTTATCAAGTCAGAACTAGTAGGAGCAGCCGAGCAATTCCACCAACGATTCGCTGAAGTTCCAATGTTGGTCGAACCTTTAACGACAACGTTACCATAATCCAACATGGATAACAATTTATGGTTAACATCACCACGGTTATATCCAAAGATATTAGCAAAATCTCTAACGACGTGAACACTTTTACCTAAAGGAGTATTACCTCCGGCAGAAAACAAGGCTGTAGCAAGGTCAGACAAAGAACAGTAAGGCAAATCACCTTTAATGGAAAGATTAGTCAATAAATCCTTAGACTGAATAGGAGCTTTTTCTCCCATTTGAATCACAGCAGAATCAAATGATTTCCAAATCAAATTACAAGGTACAGCAAAGAAATCAAAATACTCACGAATACGGGTGTACGCAGAAGTCTGGACAGGCCGGGTACGAGTAAAATACTCAAGGTCAAACTTGTAAGTAGAATTCGGGATACCAAAATCAAACCATACAGGAAGTAATTCACCAACTTTCGCTGTAAAACAATTTTTAGCAGACAAATCATGACCAGATTTATGAACATGATTTTGCAAAGACTTTAAACCAGTAAAATGTGCCATAATTTATTAATTAGTTAACAATAATCCTGATAAATCATTAAATTCCTTATGTTTAACCTTATCTACGCACGCCTTCCGATTGTCAGCGGTTAACTCATCAAGGAATTTTTGAGATAAAACAGGGTCATAAGAATAATCACGTTTAATATCTTCAGTAGAATTAAAGATTTCATGAGACGTAGTACGATGAAACAAGAACGAACGCTGCTTATCGTTACAATTTTCAAGAAACTCGAAATAATCATGAAGACGACGTCGAGCATATTCATTCCAATAGTTATCAGAAGCTTCCATAAGATTATAAATAGCACCTCGACGATATAAATCAGCATAAGCAAAAAGATTCCAAAATCTAGCAGACCGGATTACCATATTAAACAAACGGTAGAATTTGCTATAAATCTGATTATAAGTAAGACAATGCCAATACCGGCGATTAGGAGCATCAAGACGAACAGAAGCAACTATAAGTTCATCATCAGAATGAATAAAACCTTTGTCCTCGCGGTCCAAAAAGAAGTCTGTATAAGCATGAGCGAGCTCAGATACAGGGGAATCCTTTTTATTATAAGTTATGTCCAAATATCCGAGACAAACGAGCCTTTCGGGTGCAAAGAACGCTGCTGAAAATAAGAGAGCACTCCCACGTGGAGATTTACAAACATTGTTGCAGAATCTGGGGAATACGGTATGTTTATACGACCGTGAAGGGAAGATAGTCTGAGCTTTACCATTAACAGAAATGCTCTCTCCATTAAGGAGGACAGAGGACATTTGTTCAATATCATATATCTTTCCTTCTTTGGGAAACACATGATTGTTTCCATATCCTTTAGAGTGGAGGGAACGCGCCTTAATCTCCTTGTGCTCGATATATAGTGAAGGTAGGCATACATTACTGTTAACGTAAGACGCAACATAGGAAGCAGAGCCTCCTCTCGAAAGTTCACAATTTGTATTACCGTAGCTCCAACTCTCAGATACATGCTGTGATATAACTTTGGCGACTTGTTCCGAGTTAAAGAATAATAGCAGATGCCAATGCGGACGATATGACCGAGGACCATACTCTGAAACAGCGTAAAAACGAATTTCTTCATTATATTTAGCTTTAATATGAAACCGTAATCTTTTAAGAAACTTCTGGCAATCAGAAGTATTGCAACAAGGGATAAGGTTGTCACAATCTTCAAACAGAGGGTAAGTAACGCACTTATGAGAAAAATCAAAACGACCATGAGATTTAACAATAATATCTCGATAGTCAGTAGGAGTCATAGAATGAGTAAACTCGAACTCTTCATCGTTAAGGACTATGTTACTACCACGGTTACCTTTCTTATTACCTAAAACAACCATATTGCGATTAACGGAACGGAATGTGTAATTAATCCGACCATTACCAAGGTCATCCTCTTTAATCATTTCCATACGAGGAAGAAAATCTTCCGAATAGGAAAGCAGGACAAAATAACAATATTTAAAATTAGAAGCGATATTCATGGCAAGGGAGGTATCACGATTCGACTTATTTTTCAAACACGAATAACAATGTCCACAAGGAACATACAATAGTTCGTGAGTGTACTTATTATATACCTTAACAGGGTTAAGACAATCAGCGCGAAGATACTTATCTATGACTTCCTGATTAATCATAACTATACATCTATGCCATAAGTGTCAACGGTATCAATCAATAACACGGAATCAGGGGTAAGATGCGTATCAATAAACGAATCAAGAGAAGACGAAGATACAACAAAAACCTGTCCTTGAGCATTTGAAGCCTTAGGTCTAACAGATACAAGATACACACTTTCAGATTTAGGAGATATTTTCTTTTCCATAACAAAATAATTTTAACGGTTAATATTTATTTTAGTCGAATCCACAGAAGAAGAAGAAGTTTGCTCAGTATTCTGAGTAGAATTACTGTTATACTTAGAAATAGACATAGAGGCAGTACAAGACTGAATGTACAAAGCCGTAATAAGACCAATAATAAAAGTGGAAATCAATTTAACCACTTCAATCCATTGTTGAGGTGTAATTTTCATAACTTCGAATATTTAAAAGTAAAATTAATAATACGATATTTATTCCTTAAATAAGACTTTACTATAGGATTCTTACTAACGAATTCGATAGTATGAGAAAGAGTACATCCTACAGAAGGAGTAAGATGAATAGAGGCAGACTGCAACGAAGAGTCATCCTCAGAAGAGAACACAACTATAACAGAAGATACGAACATGTCAAATCATTTAAAATACAGTGCAAATAAAAGAATTATTTTTTTTAAATGCAAACAATTAGATTTTTTTTTGAAGAAACACTGTCATTTATCTAAAATAAGGCAAGAGGAAGAGAGTTTTCGGCGGAGATTAACCGAAAACCCTTTCGGGATAAATGAAATAGGCTTTCGCCAGTGATATATATTTTAAGGGGTATAAAGGGAAGGAACGACAGTTGTCAATCAGAAGAGAAGCATCCTAATGAAAGAGGATAAGGACAGAGCTGCACCCGCTCTATGAGCGTGGTGTGCGGCTCTGCCGATATCAAGGTGTTAGTCACTAAGGGACGCTACTCGCGTCCTGTTGCCTGAGAGCCGTTCAGGCCACGGAGGCCTACCGACTATCATAGCGATTGTAAGACCTATTGCCGGGCACGGAAGTACTACGAGAAGCGGGCTTACGAAGATTACTTACGTTACCAACAGCATTTCCAATGACACCAAGAGCATTAAGACCTTCAGACCAATAACGCTTGTCAAATTGCCACTTAGAATTAAGGGCATCCATACGAGCCTTCAATACAGAAGCCGGGACATAAGAATCCTTTCCTTCGGAAAACGGAGAATTAACATCATAAGACGCAGCATACTCTGCATTAAGAGCCTTTATGTAACCTTCAGAAGTTTTAGCTGCGATATCATTACTAATATGCAAACCATTAGCTTCAGCTGACATAAGAATACGCTTAGTAATCTCAGATTTAGCCTGTTGATATTTCAAATGACCAGAAGCCATAGAATCGTAATACTGAGCTGCCATTAAGTCCAATTGAAGACGCTGACCTTCATCCAAATACTTATTAAGAACCGACTTACTCTTATTGTCCAATAGAACTCCAATACGTTGAGCCTGAACCAAATGACCAGACCAACTTAGATTGCGAAGATTTTGTCTATCAGTCTGAAACTGTAAACCAGCACGGGCAAGACCAGTCACTTGAGACCAGTGTTTATATTCAGGACCTAATTTCCACCAATCAATATTAGATAAAATACTATTTGCCTGAGCATCATAAAGAGACTTTTGACTCTGAAGAGACTGAACATTAGCATTTGTTTCCTTAGTCTGATTAGCAATCTGAAGAGCAGAAGACAAAGCATTACTAAGACCTGAGAAATCCTGACGCTGCATAGCCAAAGGAGAGGATGCAGACGCAGAAGAAGAAGAACCAACAGAGCTAGCAATACCGGAGTTACCTCCGTTCATCATCAAATAAGGATTCAATCCAGCAGATTCAAGACGAGAACGCTGTGCAGATGCACTATTGTACTCATTTTCACGATTCCACATATCAAGCTGAAATTGCCGAGACTTCTCAGCTTCCGCAGCATTGAATTCATTGTTCATCTGGTTAATACGCATATTAGTGCGGTTAGAGCTATTCACACTAGCTGCATCACCAATAGCAGAAGCAACCTGACCAACAACAGGAATAAAGTCAAGAAAGCCCATAATCAGACAGTTTGAGATTCAACAGATTGAGTTTCAGCAGAAGATGCCTCTGCAGAAGCTTCTTTTTCAAGAATAATACGCTCAGCTTCCTGTTCAATAGACTTAGCCTGTTCGGTCAAATATTCACTCCACGCAATTAATTCAGAGGGAGACTGTAAGTGCCGAGATTTTATAGTATCAAGAATTTGAGCATCACTCATCTTATCCATGGCCTCTTGAAGAGCCGAAGACTTAGGTTTTCTTAAATCAATCATAGACTGAACGAAATTCTGGCCATATTTATTAGCCATATCGACAGCATGAAGAAGCATAGATACATCAGAACGAATACGAACAGGAACATTAGGGTCATCAGGTTCTCCACAATATTCAAAACGAAACCGTTCAGTAGGAAGTTCCTCGACAACAATATCAGGTTCAGAAGACGCACAAATAGGACAAGTCCGAACTTCACGGACAGAATCAAAATACCTATAACCAGGTCCGAATTTTTTTAAAGCATTTTTTTCCTTCATAACTTACAATGTTTGTACTAATCAACAATTGATTAACGTTATACGTAGAATTAACCTTAACAGCAGAACTATTAATAAGGGACTCCGTCAGCAGACAAGGGTCGGGTAACATAACAACCAACATTAGCATTGACCAACAATTGGTCGGTATCCCAAACAGAATCAACCTTAACAGCAAAAATGTCATCAAGAGTATTCGGATTCACTTTGAAAAAAGGCCAAGTAACACCTTTATATGTTGAAAGTTTTCCTCCAAACAAAGAATACAAGAAATAATCATCAATAGGAGCGACCCAATCTTTAAGAGTTGTAGTAAATGCACCATGAATGCGATCAATCTTAGTTTTCCAATTATAATATCTAGGATTATAACCAAGAATCTTATCAGCAGAATTCACATTAGAATACAAAGAAGAATTCATCAATTCAACAGCGGGGACAGACTCCATACCAATACTATCAAATTCCGGGATAGGAAGGTCTTCAACAGAAGTAGCAAGGTGCTGACCGTCAGGAGCACTCAATGCATAGTCCAAAAGAGGAACAGCATGATAAATACACATAAGGATATAATATCCAGAATCAGTGTTAAAAATCATAGAACCTTGACCAGAGCCGACGCCTTTACCATAAATGTAAGCCTGAGAATCTGAATCAGCAGGCAAAAACTGATTAATAACCTCAGAAATATCAAGATTGCGGGCAATACCTCCAATATACTTAGCCATATGAGATTCAGACTGCGGAACGTTTACTCCAAAATGAGCCTTAATCTGGTCTCTATAATTCGTATCTACAGACTGAGTAATTTCTTTCCATTTCTGAAGAGCTTCAGCCTGACGAAGAGCAAGAACGGAGAATTTTAAACTTAAGTTCGGAGAGTCTCCAAGAATAGCCCATAAATTAGAATTTTCTCGAACAGAAATAGAATCCGGATTTCTTGGAAAGATTTCAGTACTTTTTTCGGTAGAAGTAGCACCGGTATTAACAGATTCGGTTCTAGTTTTAAACTGGTGGAAAGTTCCAGAAT